CTATAATTGTTTATCAGCTTTTGAATGATAATAGTAGAGATATATCAATCCAACTGGCGCTATGAATACTGAAAATATCCAGCATAAACACATCGTAATTATCTTGGCAGTTAGCATCACTATGACGTTGATGAAAAAGACATTTTCACCCATGATGAACCCAATGATTTGCTCATATACAAATCTTGCGTAAGGGTAGAGTAACGCATTGATAAAAAAGAAAATTATATTTTCAACCTTCACCCCTCCAGGATTTTGCATTGACATGTAAATAAAGAAAGTTGAAATTAATGCACCAAAAACGAAGTGACGGATATAATAACTTGCTTTTAATCCACCCAAAGTTTTACGGATAAAATCCATTATCAGACGTCCTCTTTCTCAATTTTCTTTGCCAGAATCATAACGCCTTCGGTGTATGAATAACCGTAACCATATCCATAACTGCCATCACCGTTTCCATTACGAATACTGTTTTGTTTATATTTATAAGCCCAGCTTCCTGAGGTAGCAGGGGTTATTGAAATAACCTCATACCCTTCCCGATTAAGTTTATTAATGGCTCGACCAACATCTTCATTGAGTCTTTCCCCGTCAATCTGGCAATCAGACCAGCCATCCTGAATAACTTCTCTTTTTCGGATTTTTTCTTCAATGTCGATGAGACCCAGGAATCGTTTTGTGTTTCCGGTAGGAACTTTGATGGTTACTTCTTTGTAGATAGGCTGGAAGTAGCTTGGTACATACACTGTTTTGTTCATCATTTACCCTTTTTCTGGTGTTTAAAAATCGCTCAATCCAGAACGTGCAGTGTTGGTAATACTGCACGTTTGTCTCATTTCTGAGACTCAGCCTTTCTTCTTCCCGAAAAGCTCATCCCATTTTCTTGATGTTGTTGCTGTTTGCAAGGCACTCGAAACCCTCCCCAAACAAAGGATGTCCTCATCATCAAGGGTACGAAGATTGTAGATGATGAATTGAGCCGCCTGAGCCGCATCTTTACTTCTCGTCTCAAAGAAGCGTTTGCTGGAATCGTAGATATCACTGCTACTGGAGCCAAAAATCAGTTCAAATATGTCTGTCTGAGTGATTTCAGCAATTTTTTCCAGCTCACTGATTTTCGCATCCCTCTGTGCGTTTGCGATCCGTTTCAGTGTGCCAATGTTGATGCCAGACAGTTCTTCCATCCTTTCGTATGTGAATTTGCTTAGGATCGCTTTTTTTATCCTTTCTGCCCGCTGTAAGTCTATGTCTTCTGCCATTTCTTCCGGGTAGCCATTACTGTTGAAGTTGTTGCTCATTCTATATCCTACTTTTTTGCTCCATTTCAAAAGAACAAATATGTCACTTATCCAGTACAAAATCACTTGAGAGGTAAGATCTTGGGTGGTACATTTGTGTGACTGAATTGGTACTAATAAGCTCTTGACAGGCTTTCTGGTCACAAAATTGTTCTCTGAGGCGATACATGATTGACTGGTTTACCGGGATCCTACCTTGCATACACCGACCATTACCGGCTGGTAGTGTCGTCAGCGTTGATGCTGACGGTGCAGTGGAGTGGGAAACAGTAAAACGGTTGACCGTTCGCGGTTCGTATGAATCCACTATGAAAGTAAGATCTGTTGGATCTGATGGCGAAGGTCGGGCAACACATCTCTATATTGACGGCAATCCGTCAAAGTTTTTGCAAGGTCACAACGTGGGCGGGTATTGCTGCTGCTGTATCATCTTTTGTTCCGTCTTCTTTGAGTTCATCTGACGGCTCGGTAATGGTAATGACTAACGGTAAAAAGATTTCCGATAATTTATATGAAGTAACGTACAGTGGTCAAAGTGGTGAAAGTAAGACGATAACCGTTAATTTTGAACCACAGGAATTAAGTCCGGTAATCCTTCATGTTAGTCGTAATAATGTGGATGCGGGTTCTCCAGTTGTAGGTGTTGAAACAGGATATTCCACGCCAGATAATGCGCTTTATTATTATCAGGATTCGAAAGAGCTAATTTATTACTATGGTGATAATCCAACTGAAATTGCCAGAAATTATCTTAATGACTATAACTCGCGTACTTATACTGAAACACTAACGAATTTTGAACGCACTGTGACGAATAAAGTTGTCAACAGTAATGGAGATGTATCCTTTACTGAACAGAATTATAAGTTTACTTATCCTTCCTCATTTTATGAAATACCTGAGATTACACACTTGTATAGCAACCCGGCCGCATCTTCATTTCCCGCAGGTATTCCCATGTATGAAAATGTAGCAGGGCTTCCCATGTATTACAGCGTTGCTTATTTAACAGCAGGAAAGCAATATCAGTATCACAACACGCCTTGTAAAACGACTAATCAGTCAAATGGTGGATATTCGACGATTTGCGCCGTTCCTGAAAAAGAGGATTACACCGCAAAAGATATTGATGAAAAGAGTGAGCTTACTATCTGGACCAATACCAAATATAAAGCCATGACGGAAGTACTGGAGGCCGGAAATATTGAGTCCATGATTGATTATCTGGAGTATCTTGATAGTGTTAGTGTATCGCCAGCACTTCTTGCCGACATGATTAACGAGCTGTGGTCTGAAGCTGCCGTTAATGCCGATTATAACGGCTTACCGTTTAAAGAGGTTTCACCGGCTGAAGTAACTTCTGCGATGTCGGAACTTAGGCTATCTCCAACGTTATTAGATATGCTTTCACCTGTATCTGACAGTGCAGGGGCTGACGTCAATATTGATATTACCATTAATAACAACTCAGGATCTGACACTGGAAATAATGGCAATATAGATTTGGGAGAAGATCCCGGTGTAAAAGAGCCTGAGCTTGAAGAAACGCCAACGGCAAGAGATATTTTAACGCCAATTATTAACTTGTTGCCTTTTACAAACGAATTTAACATCGGCTCTCGTTCAGCATCCTGCCCCGTTATTGAATTCAGCGTGTTTAATCACCAGTACAGAATTGACTCCCATTGTCCGTTAATTGAGCAGAACAGAAGCGCCGTAGAAACCATATTTCTGATTATATGGGGATTTGTTGCGCTCCGTATTATTCTGAGTGCCTAAAGGAGTGCAACTATGTTTGGGATTCTGATTAGTGCATTAAATACTTTGTTAGGTTTTGTATTCCGGTCATTGATTATTAAATTCGTCGTATTCTTTGCGCTGTATTTTGTAGTCCAGGGCTTCGTTGAAATCCTTGTTGAGTTACTGCCAGATTCAAGCAATCTCTCATCGCTGTTTGCCAATTTATCAGACGGATTCTGGTACTTCATTAACCTGAGTAAATTACCACAGGGGATTAGTATGATTATCTCCTCAATGGCTACTCGTTTTATTATTCGACGTATTCCTGTTATAGGGTGAGTTATGGCTATTTCTGCATATATTGGCATACCCGGCTCAGGAAAAAGTTATGAAGCCGTTTGCAATGTCATTATTCCTGCATTTACCAGCGGCCGGAGAGTTGTGACGAACATTTATGGTTTACAAAAAGATAAAATCACCGAACGTTATCCTGATGCAACGGGAGAAATTATTGTTGTGGATAATGATGATGTACTTAAAGCAGATTTCTTTCCTTTTAAAGGTGGGGAAGGGAGCTTTTGCCAGTTTGGTGATTTAATTGTTATTGATGAAGCATGGCGAATCTTCGGTAGCGATAAGGATATGACGGCTGAGAAGAAATCATTTATTGCTGAACATCGTCATTTTACGCACCCTGAAACGGGTATTAGCTGTGATTTGGTTATTGTAAATCAGTCACTTTCTAATATTGCTCGCTTTCTGAAAGACAAAATAGAAACAACTTACCGGATGCGCAAGCTGAAAGCGTTGGGCCTGAATAATCATTACTGCATTGACGTATATTCAGGCCACAAAATCTATAAAAGCAACCTCGTCACCAGTTATCGCAATAAATATAACCCTGATATTTTTGAACTTTATAAAAGCTATGAAGGAAATAACGGTAATGAAAAGCAGACAGATAAACGCCAGAGCATCTGGAATTCTGGCAAAGTCAGGTTCTTTCTTGTGCTTTTTCCATTGATGTTTATCGGGTCAGGCTGGCTGATTTACTCATTTTTCAGCACGTTTGGCCGAAGCGATCCCTCGCCAGATTTGGCTACAACAGATGTACGTGATGCGGCCATGTTTCGTTCTTCCGCTGCTACTCCTGCACCAGATACTCCCTCAGAACCAGCTGAACCGTCACTTTCAACCGAGTGGCGTATATCAGGGAGAATGACCAGTGAAGGCAGGGCGTTTGTGATTCTTGTTAACGGTGCCGGTGTTTTGCGTGCCGTTCCTGCATCCAGTTTTAATTATAAAGGGATGTTGATGAGCGGAATTATTGATGGTGAGCGTGTGACGCTTTATACGGGGAAAAAATAATGAAAAAGATTTTACTCGCATTAACGCTACTATTTTCTTCATGTGCTTTCGCAGGGTCAGAGCTTGAATTAAATAAAGTCAATCAACGATTCCAACCAGTTTCTGCCATCCTTACCATTGGTGCGCATAATGTATATTATGTTAAATCATATCTGAGTGATGCGAAGTGCTTTTCTGGGGTAATGACTCCAACTTATTGA